GACAGCCAGAGAAATCATAAGATTCTCTTGCGCTTCAAGCGAAACCGGCGGTCTCAATGGGCTCTGCGATTCGGAAGAGCTTGCAGCTTTGCCTCTTGGCATACCTACTGCCTCCTCTCTAAATTTTTCTTATAGATAATCCAACATCCGTTAAACTATCTCTATAGATAAACTGCACTCTCGCTTTGATTTAACAGCCTTCCTCATAAGATTCAGCACAGTATTTGAAAGAACTTACAGAGCCGATTTCCACCTATCACCGAAAGGAGAAAAGAAACATGAAAGGAGATGTTCACTATATGGAAATACTTTCGACCCTGTAAGCTCGTTCAAATACTGCACCGCCTTATAAGAGATAAAACACTCCCCCAAATATCCCTCCGGAGATTTTTTTAGGACCGCCGCGATGAGGGAGGGGGTGTGATTTTAAAGACCTCCCCCTATACCTTTTTGAGTATCTACAGTAAGCCTATAGCAATCATTGCAAGTGCAGAAATGAATCACATGAACATAAAAAGTTTTAAAGTCAAAGAACTAAAAGAAAATAAGGCGAGATAGACCACTAAGCCTTGTCTCGCCTTACTCACTTAAACTGTTCTTTTCACTTTCTTATAAATGTTCATGAAATCGTATTGGATAATTTCATCAATTGCTCTTTCAATTTCTCGATTGTTTTCTTCATCTGAAAACTGTTCAGAAGTTCGAGCGATTCGAGCAAGATAAGCGCAAGAATTGTATCCTTTTTCCACATCAAACAAGAACCAATCGGAGAACTGTTCAAATGGATTGTAAGGATTGTCAAATGTAGTAAGAGCACAATTACCATTCATACC